GCAACAGTTTGGCAGAGATCATCGCCGCTGCTTATCGACCACCGACCAGGCCGCGCCACCCAGCGTCACGACGGCGCCGATAGCCGCCTCGGCCGTCGCAGCGTCGAGTGTACCCCGCGCGACAAGATAACCACCCAGCGCGGTCAGGATGTGCCGGGCTAGGCCCAGCCAGATGTCCTTGCTCATGCCACTCTCCTACTTGTCGGCCTTGCGTTCCAGGCGGTCAAAGATGGCCTTCACCATGTCTTTGATCTCCTGGATGTCGGTTCGGTAGTCGTCCTTGCTGACATACTTCGTATGAAGCACCCGCTCCAGGGTCTTCATGTCGTCTTGCAGCAGGCGGATGGAGTCCCACACGACCTTGAGCATCCAGCCCATCGCCGCGCCGGCCACGCCGATGACGAGGTTTACGAGATCCTGCGACATAGGCGGCGATCCTTATTCGGACTGGAGAAGCATCTGCTGGACCGTCGGGGACAGCAGGTTGCGGGCGCGCACCTCAAAAGGCGCGGTTACGTCGCCGCGGCGCATTCCAGCCCCAAGCCGCGCAGCTTCAATTTCAGCCAGAGTGTTGCGGCCTGCCCTAGCACCAAGGCCAAGGCCCATAGTTGGAATGGCGAAGGCAGCGGCGTAAGGATCGCCGGAAGCGGCGGCCATACCTCCGACCTGCGCGGCGGTGGACGTTATACCGCGAGCGGTCATGCCTGGTGCCAGTTGGCTAAGAAACCGTGTCCCCATCCGGCCGCCTTCACCGCGCGCGATGCGCTCAATGTTGGCCACCTCGGCGGGCGTGAAACCCGGGTTGTTGCCGCGCTGGATAGACCGCGCAAGATTGGCAAACTCGTTTCGCAACGCCTCGTCAATTCGGCCCCCGCTACCTGTGGCCGAAAAACGGGCACGCTCAACCAAATCCTCAATCTCGTCGCTTTTACGCATCCGCGACCATGCTGACCGGGCCTCGCGAATGGCGGCTGAAGCGGCGGTGCTGTCACCGCCCACCACAGCGTTGGCCGGCGGTCGCAGCGTGAAGTTGTCGATTTCGCGTGCGATGATGCCGCCAATGCGACGCTCATCCGGGTCAAGACTGAGCCGCGCGTTGCGCGAAATCCGGCGAAGAGTTTCCAAATCCTCAAACCGCACGGGCGCTGCGGTTGATGCGCCCGGCGGGATAGCGCCCGCTTCTTGGATGCGGCGAAGGGCGACAGCGGCTTTTGGGTGTAGGGTTTCGTCAAAGCCGGTGTTGCGAAGCTGTTGGGTTAGGTTTAGCCCAAAAGTCTGCACGGCGCCGGGGTCGTAGACTACACCAGCGTTTTCGGCGCGAGCGTAGGCAGTTTGGGCGTCCCGCCGAAGCTCCTGCGGTGTCGGCGTCGCGGCCATACGGGCGGTGCTGACCGCGCCGCGCGCAATGTTACCTGCGCCAGCCACAGTCCGGCCACCCACTACAGCGCCGAGCAGGCTGGATGTCATTGCGGCGTAGGGATCTTCGACATCACCGTATTCGCGCAAAGCGGTAGGCGCCGCAGCGCCGCCAGCGCCCGCGCCAGCCTGCACAATAGGCTGACGGCCGATTTCGGTCATTACGTTTCGGGTGACCGACGGCCCAATCTGCGACGCCAGCGCGTTGAACGCACGGGCCTGCGCGCCGGCTCCGGCGGCTCCCCCTACCGCCGCCGACAATATTTCCTGCTCCGGCGTCTGAGGGCGGCGGCCAAAGCCAAGCCGCTCGTACAGCGCCTGGATGTTTTCGGACGGCAGCGGAACGCGCGTGCCGCCAAACAGCGGCGTGGCGGCATTGTAGCCGGTCGTGGCAATGTCACCGATGGCGAGGCCAAGCGGGCCAAGACCTGCCCCTGCGGCCGCCCCTACCGGGCCGCCAAACGGCGCTCCCGCCGCCGCGCCAAGGGCGGCGGCGGTCGCGTAAGGATACGCAGCACGGGCGGCGACGCCGACGTTCTGCGCGACCGACGTATCCGGCTGACGGCGAGGGCCGGCGAAGGGATCGGTGACCGCCCCACCCGCCGCAAACGGATCGACAACCGTCGGTGCGGCGGCGCGGAACGGATCAACGATCTCAACCATTACCGGCCTCCGTAGGTCCGATTATAGTAGTCTGTCAGCGCCTGATCGGAAACATTTGGATTGGCCCGACGCGCGGCGGCCAAAAACTGCTCCAGCGTAGGCGCCGCGTTAGCAACGGGTGCGGCTGGCGCCGCCGCTCCGCGACGCGGACCGGGAGTTTGGTCGCGGCTGGGCGCAGCGGCGGGGGCGCGCGTTTCGGGGATGTTAAGTTCGCCCAACCCGTACCGCTGGCTAAAACTCCGAAGAATACCGTAGACAGCCTCAATGCTCATGGTGGGGTCAGACACGGCAGCCAAAAGACGCTGGACGTCTTGGTTAGAGTCTGCTTCGCGGCCGGTCATGCCGGTGGCGCCTTTAAAAGCCTGCAAAAGCTGATTGCGTAGCGACTCAATTTGATCACGCGCAGTTTGCGAAGGCGTGGCTACCGCGCGCCCGCCCATTTGACCAATTCGCGTTCCGGACACAAACGCGGGGATGTTGGCCAGCGACGCCCCCTCCGCGCTGCTAGTGATACCACCAAGCCTGCGTAGCTCTTGGTATTGCGTCACCATGTCGCTCAGGACGCCCTCAAGCTGCTGTTGCCCGCGGCGGCGCTCGCGGTCGCGCTCCTCCCGTTCCGCCACCGCGCGGCCACGGGCTTGAGCTTCGGCGGTTTCTCCTGCTTCCGCCACCCGCGCTGGGCGTTCTTCCCCTCGGACCACGTTCTGGCCGCGAAGTTTAGCCAATTCCAAGTCAAGCTGGCGCAGATCCCTTTGTTCTATAAACTCCGATACGGTTCTGGGCGGCTGCATTGCGTTGCGGGGTGCGCCGGGCGCCAAGGCGTTCGTCGGCGGGCCGCCGGTTCGGGAGGCGTCCAGCAAACGGCGGGCTTGAGCCGGGCCTTGATCCATAGCGTTGCCGGCCCACTCAAGCACTTGGCCGACGGTAGCCCCGCGCAGGAACGGATTGGATGCAAGAACCTGCTCTGACAGCACGCGGTCAACCGGCAGGTTAGGGTCGCCAGCCGCTGCGCGCAGAAGGTTTTGCGCGCCGGTCGCGCCGAAGTGATGTGCAAGATAAACATTCTGGCCCGTCGCCGCGAAACCGCCGCGGGTCAGCGCCTGCGCGTTCTGTTGCATGTACGCCGGACCAAGCACCTCTTCGACGCGGCGGCCGTCGGGCAGCGTCGTGCCGCGAAGGGCCAGGATTTCCTGGTCTGAACGCCCGCGCGCTTGGTCCGGAAAGTTGCGGCGGAACTGGTCGATAAAGGTAGGGTCAAGGAACTGAAAGTTACCCTGTGCCGACGAACGGGGGTTCTGCCCGGTGCCCTCCGCACGGCGCACCCCAGGAACCATGGCCAAGATGTCTGTGGACTGCGACAGCGGCACGCGGGCGCCAGAAACGGCGGGTGCAGCGGGCTGGGCCGCTGGCGCGGTGGGTTGCGCGGAGGAGGCGGCGGGTGGTGCCGCAACGGGGGGCGCTGCGGGCTGGCCGCCAATCGGCACTTCTTGGCCGAGTGTAAAAGTCCCTCGGCTGGGGTTTGCAAAAGCTACGCCGCCGCCCGCAAGCGGAACTGCCTGTGGGCGTTCGGAACGCTCAGGCGCCGTAAAGCGGGCGGCGTTGGTGACCGGGTCATAAACGGTGCCGCCAGGCTGAACGACCGAGGTGGCCAAACTCTGCGCGCCCAGAGCAAGATTGCGGATCAACTCAGGACTGTAGTCCGGGCGAAAGAACTGCGCGTATTGCGGAAACCGCGCCATAAGCGCCGGGCGCAAAACCGAATAGTCTTCGGCGTTGCGAACGGTGCCCAAAAGGGTCTGCGCCGTCTGAAAGGCCTCGCGGTCATTCTGCGACTGGATGCGCTCAATCTGCGCCCGCTGGTACGCCCGCTGACCCGCCGCCTGCTCATACTGCGGGGCCAGCATTGGCGCCGCCCGGCGAAGCTGGGCGATGCCTTCCGGCGTGTTCAGATCGACGCCGGACGACAGCAGACCCCGCAGCGCATTGCGCTCCTGCGCCGTCTCCTGCGCCTCGGCCATCCGCATCCGGTTCAACTGGATGTTCTGGGCCTGCCCGTAGATCTGCCCGACGTCGGGCATTTGGAAGGGGCGGACCTGCAAGGCGATGGTGTTATCGACCATGTGCGTTGCCCCTTACACGTCGAACTGCGTGATGCCGCCGCCATAAGCGGTCGGGCCGTAGTTTGTGCCGGCTTGGGGCGCGTAAGCGCCGTAATTACCAGGACGCATGGCGTTGTATTGTAGGTAGCTTTGCATACCCGATTGCAGCGCGCCCGTCAGGGAGTTCGCGCCGGAGGCGTAACCCGACGCGCGGGCGGCGCCGGCAGCCTGCTGGGCTCCGGCGATACCTTGTCCGGCCTGTCCCGTAGCTCCGGTCAGCACGTTTGTGCTGGTTTGGCCTTGGCCAAGAATGGCTTGAAGCGGGTTAAGCCGCGCGTTTCGCATAGCATAAAAGCGGTTCATGGCGTTGGTGTACTCATTAGACGCCAGATCCTGCCCAAACCGCTGGATGCCCTTCAGCGTGGTGCCGGACAGCAAACCGCCACGGGCGGCGGCCGACCGCTCCAACGCCTTCATGCCTTCATCCATGCGGAAGCCGTAGCCGGGGTCGGCCTCAAAGTCAGACATGCCAAAGTCGCGAGTGTAGCGCCCAAACTCGGGTGATGTCGTGTCTCCGCCTTCTAGCCCCAGCAGAGTCAGCATTTGATTTTGCGCGGACAGACCGGCTTCACGGAACGGTTTTTGTAGTTCGATCTGCCGTTCCAGCATCTCCCGCTGCGTGTCGGCGGCTTGGCCTGCGGCACTTTTTTGCGCGCGGGCGGCCTGGCTGGAGCCGTAGAGGCCCGTGCCAGCACCGACTATGGCAGACCCGGCGATAGCGCTTACGGGGTCGGGCACAGCGGGAACTCCTTCCGATAATCCGCGAACGTCTCGCCGTAAAGCGACATGACTGTCGCCGCCTTGGCCAACGCAGCGTCCTTACCCTGCGCTAGAAGAACAACCAACAGGACAATATCATAGTATGAGGCGCGCCATACAAAGGACTTTTCGTCCGCTTTGCCGGCCCGCTCCGCATCGTCGGAGGCAACCCATTTGAGGATGGCGCTGGCCATAATTGGGAGCAACGCGCCGCTGTTAGCTTGGTAGAAAGGGTTTGCGGGCATCTTGACGAGGCTGTTCCAGATGGCGTCATGCAGCGCCTTACGCTCCACGTTGTCGCCGTCAGCCACATCGTCGAAAACTTGGAACACGGCCCATACGGACAGCAGCCAATCCACAGCGTCAGGCGGCAGCCCCAACACTTCATCAAACAGGACCAGCAGCGACCGCTCGCTAGGGGTCATGTAATTCTCCAGGCAAAGCCGCGAAAACGGGGGACGGCACCGCCAATCGAAAAGCTGGTGCCGCCTGCGGCGACGCCCGCGTCTTCACCGTTCAGCGTCGATCCATCGTAGCCCTGCCAGAAATAGGCCCAAGTGCCGCCGCTAGGCAGCGTGTAGCTGCTGGCGTTGACGTTGATATGGACCCATTGGCCCACACCCGCCGCCGTCTGAGGAGGGGGTAAGATTGGCGGTAACGCTTGGCTGACCCAAGTCGTGCCGTTAGACGTCAGCACGTTCCCGCTGGTGCCCGGCGCGATAAACGTTACGTTGCTGGTGCCGGCGCCGACCAGCAGGTTGTTCGCGGTCAGCGTCGCGAGGCCCGTACCGCCGCTGGCGACGGGCAGCGGCGAACCTGTCAGCGTCAGCGAACCGATACTGGCTGTGCCCATCTTGGCCGCGCCGGTCACATCCAGTTGAGCCGTCGGGGCGGCCGTGCCAACGCCGACATTGCCAGCGTTGTCGATGATGAACGGGGTGCTGTCGGGATCCGCGCTGTCCTGCACGCGCAGGACAGGGCCGGTGCCGGTCTGCGTGATCTTGAGCGCCGGGCCAGGCGTGTCGCTGTCGATGACGACGTTGCCCGACAGGACGGGCGAGACACCCGACGTAGGCGCCGAGATGTAGTCCACAGTCCAAATCTCGACGTCGTTGGCGTCGGTCAACCTAAACTTGTAGTTCGCGCTGCCCAGCCAGATGTTCGCTTCGCCGCGGGAGTTGAGGATGATCGGATTGGTGTTAGGTGTAGCGCCCGTATAGTCGGTGAACGTCGCCTGCGGCGTGGTGGTGCCGGCCGTGTAGGTGTAGACCTTGCCGCCCGACAAAGGCACGCCAGCCGCCGTCGTGAACTGCATTTTCGGTGTGGGGGTCAGGACGGCCATTATTCACCTATGTTCGCGGCAACGGTGAGGATAACAGATGGGACGGCGGGGGAGAAAGCAGTCGCTGCGGAGGCTTGGATGGTTACGTTTATGTCGTCGGTTGCCCACATCAACCGAAAGTAGTCCCCGGTGTTCATACGAAGGAAAAAGTTCCAAGCGGCCAGATAGGCTTCACCGGAACCTTTCATCGTAATCGTAGTCGCGGACTGCGGAACGGCGGTTCCGTTGACGTCTGCCCAAATGTAAACAGTCTTGGTGGATGCGTTTGTGCTGACAAACTGCGCCGAAAACTGGAAATTATACAGGCCAGGGCGGTCCACATAGACGCGAGACGTAGGCGCGCCGAGATAGACACCTTGGCTGTAGTCGGTCTTGTTGAACGTCATAGCATAGGCGGTGTTGGGCGCCGCCGCCGTCTGCGTTGTCTCGTCGTGAAACGCGCCATTCCGCAGCGAGCCGCTGCCTAGGATGGCGAACAGGTTGTAGAAGTAGCGATACCACGGGCGCGTAGGATACGGGACTGGCGTCTCCGCAATCGGTACCCGCGCGGCGGGGATCTGCGTGATGTTCTCAGGCACGGGTCGGGCTCGCGATGAGTTCGGCGCCCATGATGGTCACCGACACCGGGTCGGTGCCGGAGATCTCGTAGACGCGGTCGCGCAGCTTCATCGTCATTCCCAGCCGCCGCCAAAGGACGCGGTGGCCGGTCTGGCCGATCCGCCCCATCGACCGCCAATGCTCGTTCGACCAGGTGTGACCGCCGTCGTCCGACCAACGCAGCATGACCCTAGGGATCATGGTCGTTAGCGTTTCTTCACTAACGATAAGCGCGTAGTCGTCTTCGGTTAAGAGAAACTCGTCGTCCTCCGTAAGAAGCAAACTGACGTTGGTGGCCCCGGTAGCCAAATCTATAGCGTTCGGCGGTTCATCAAGGCCCACGCCAGACTCGCAGTCGAGTTGAAGGCTGTGGTGCGTCGTGCGGAGGAGTGTGTTCTGGCCGGTCGGCAGGGCGCGCCACGACCGCAGCCACTTCTGGATGCTGCCTGCCTCGGTATAGACGGACAGGTCGTAGGCGAAGATTTCGCCCGTGATGTAGTCCCCAATGACGATCTCGTCATTGAACGACATCTGGTTGTTGCCGCGATGACGGGTGAACTGGTTGTTCAGCCAACCGGCGCGCTGGTGCCACGCCTGCGTGGCGACATCGTACACCCAAGTGATGTCGGCGGTCGGGAAGTTTAGGACGTAGAACGAGTGGCCGTCCTGCTGGTAGGTGTACGCGGTGGCGTCCGAGATGTCGGCGTACTGCTGGATCTGCCATTCGACGGCGTGCGTCGAGATGCGCTGGCCGTTGTAGCCCTGCGAACGGTAGACAATGCCCCGCCCGCGGGCGTCAGCGCCCAACCAAAACACGCCGTTGTCCAGTTTGGCGACGGAGAATGGCGCAGCGCACCCAATCTCGTTGAACGCACCCTGGATGCGGGCCAGCGGAAAGTCGGGAAGCCCGGCGTTGTACCAGACCTCAACCGACGATTGGCCGAACAGCCAGATTTCGCGGTGGTCTACGATCAGCGAAACGAGGTCGTCAGGCGAACCCTCGGCGCTGGCGAAGTCGAGCGGGTCCACCGACGTTCCGTCGAGTAGCTCCGTCACCCAGAACTTCTGGCTGTTGGGTTCGTTGAAGACGAAGTAGCCGTCGATGAAGCCGACCGTCGTCGCGCCAGGGAAGTCCGGGTCGGTGATCTGCGCAAACACGTCCGTGCCCGCGTTGTAGATAAAGCCGTCGGCGCCGGCCGCAATGAACAACTGAGTGCCGTTGTCTACCATCGACACCGGGCCGGAGCCGGTAACGGTGCCTTTCGCCGTGGCCGCCCAAGAGGTGTCGATCTTGTACAGCGTGTTGCCGGACACCGCATAGCCGTACCCGCCAAACGTCCACAGGCCGCGCACCGGCCCGCTACCAAGCGTGGCGAGCCGCCGCAGGCCAGGCGCGCGGCGCAGGAACGCAGGCTCTTTGCCGCCTTCGGGCACGATCTCCGGGAACAGGTTTATCATGCGGTTGTCCGCAGCGTTGACGCTGCGGGTCACATAGGCGGATCCGAGGATCGGCGTTTTCATGGCCCGCCGTTCTCCTCGCGCAGCCGCAGATAGCCTGCAACCATCGTGTAGTCTGGATCCGCCAGAACGCAAGACATTAGTGCAGGTCCACCCACACGCCGCCAGCCCGGACCTGAAGTTTGCCGGTGGTGGTGTTGTAGATGACTAGGCCATCCGCAGGGGTTGCGATTGCGTTGCGCTGCGTCGTCGTCATGCGTGGGGGCAAAAAGCCCTGCGTCGTCGAAGACACATCCAACGCCGCCGAAGCATCCGCGTTGGACCCAATGCCCACCTGTCCGTAGATAGTCTCCGTATTGCCGTTTGCGTTAACGTCAACGACGCGCGCCGAACCCGACAGATTTGCGCTAGAAGTAAGCGCAGCCGAAGAAGCCAGAGAGGCGCCAAAATAACCGTACCGCGAAGTTAGCGGATTACGAATGGTGTTATCTTGCAAAAGGGTGTTAGTGGCGCTGCTGGAGATATTAATGCCAAACGGCATTAGCGACGTCATACCTGTGTCCACGATAAAGTTGTCGGACACATGAATGTTGTTGTTCGCGCCAATGCAAATGCCGCTTCGGAACGGGCTATTCGCCCGCATAGGGTTAACGATCAGATTTCCTGAGACGATGGCGTTTTCGGTGCCCGCAAAAATGCCAACGGCGGCGCCGTCAATATCGTAAAAGGCGTTTCCGATAACGTTAAGGCCGACTACGCTAGGCATATCCACCGCAACCGGCGGCGCCGTTGTCGCCGCGCCAAACTCGGAACAAGTGCGGACAACGTTTCCTTCAACAAGCACGTTGGTGCAAAAACGAGGGCTCGGAGTGTTATAGCATAACGTGTAGCCGTCGGTTGCTATGTTGTTGGATACGATAACATTGTCGCAATCGCTCAAGGATATGCAGTCGAGGCCCTGCCTATAAAAACTACAGCCTGTGACCACGACATTTTTTGTGCGGAACCCTGTGCCGCCAGACAGCGCGATGGCTTGTTTGCGATAGCCATCAGAGTTGTCCGGGTTTCCGCCGCACTCAGAAAACGAACAGTTTTCGACCGTTAGATCATCTAGGTCCGTTGAAAAGTTAAGACAGATGCCTTCAACATTTTGGAAGGCACAATCACGAATGGTAACGCGCTGGCAGCGGAAAAAAACTCCTAGCGGGCTACGAGTCGTGCCGACATTGCCTTTGTTACCGTCAAACGACAGCGACTCAAATGTGATGTCTGTGTTCAGAACTCCAGCAAACATCAACCCACTTTGCGCCGGCCAGTTTTGCGTCCTTAGCTTGAGCGTGGAGAACCCTTTGTCCCCCGACAGCAAAAGGTTAGACACAAACGTCAACGTCGTGCCGACCACATACGTGCCGGCGGGAAAATAGAGCCTTTTGCCCGCGCTTGCCGTAATCGCCGCTTGAATGGCTGCGGCGTCGTCAGTTGTGCCGTCGCCAACGGCGCCAAAATCTTTGACGTTGACGATGTCGGCAAAGCGGTTTGCCAGCGTGCGGGCAACGGTAGAGCCGGTAGCGACAACGGTGCCAATTTGCGTGACTGTTGCGTTCTTGGTAACGCCAGCTTGGACGAGCGGGACCTGTTCGGACCCCGTCAGCGGGAGCGTCGCGTTAACCAGTTGGGAAATCTTAACGCCGTTAGCCATCAGTAGTTCCCCGCAAAAATGTTGTATCGTTGACGAGTGCCCACGATGCTGTACGGCAGGGCCATAATGTCGTCGGGGTTGTTG